AAGAAAAACCGTCAAGAGATGCGGGATGCTGGGATTTTAAATAAGTTTGACAACAACGCAATGGTGTCTATTCAAAGAGAGATGCGTAACTTGCCTCTTGATCCGAGAGAAGAACGTCCTGCTCCTAGAATGTCTAACCCTTCTATCGTTGATCCATTTAAAACGGCCCCCGCGCCTATAACTGTGCCTTCGGCTCCAACAATCGTTGATCCATTTAAACAAGGCAGCTTACAGCTACCACAGGCTCCTCTGACCCAAGCTCGTGCGCCGGGGCCAGTGAATCCTGCTTTGCTAGGTGATAATCCGTTTAGCGCGTCGGCTAATGCACAGATTGCTGCTCGTCTCCAGGAGAGTTAGTGTCGATCTCGATGTTAAGCTTTACGCCTACGCCACCAAATAACTTAACCAGTTCGTCGCAATAAGACTCTACGTCTTGCACAACATTCATGTCCTCAGTTTGTGTAGCCAAGTTAATAGTCATGCCTATCAATTCCATGAGTGCCTCGACCTGCATAGGGTGCATGTCTCTTAGTCCAACTGTTTTGATTTTATCTATCTTCATTCGATTTCTCCCCAATTATTTTTGAGTTCATCGTCAACCTTAGAAGGGACTTTCAAGACATCCGACAATCCGTTTTCCATTATGTCCTTAATGCGTTTTGCTTGATCGTCGCTTTCTACTGAAAAGCATAACTCATCATGAACGGTGAGCATAGGCAAAAGTCCCTCTGCATAGCAGTCTGCCATAGCTTTCTTTGTTTGATCCGCAGCGGAACCTTGGATCAATTTGTTTAACGCCTTGTAAGTAAAGGCTCTTCTGATACCCATACCATACTCTTTCATGGCCTTCTCATGCGGCAAAGGTTTCTTGTATCCAAAAGAACGTGGCTCCCACAAGTGGAACCTGCACCGCCTACCCAACAGAGTTCTAATCTGCCCGTGATCCGCCGCTTGCTGCGATGCTGTCTCTGCTAGTTTCTTGACAAACGGAACCTTTTCTTGGTGTGTGTCCAACAGTTCTCCTGCTTCTTCAACTGTTACACCTAACTGATCCGCAAGTTTTGCCTTGCCCATGCCATACATGATACCAAGGTTAACAACCTTCGCTTGTTTACGCTTGATACCTGCTATGTCTGCCACCATCTGATGCAAGTCCACGTCCTTCTTGTGGTACTCTTCGACAATCTGATCGACCATTGGATGCTTGTGTGACGGACCTAAACTGGCTGCAAAATGTACCAGTAACCGCGGCTCTTGGCTTGAGTAATCAAACGATCCCCACTTGGTTCCCTCTTCTGGAATAAACAAACCCCGGATAAGCTTCTTGATGTCGGGATCTCTGGCAGGAATCTGCTGAAGATTCGGGTTTGAACTTGAGAATCTACCTGTAACGGTGCCCCCACCATCGTTTCGCAACTGATGGAACTCACAATGAATCCTACCTTTATGAGAGTGCTTTAGAATCGTATCGATGAACGTACTATCCGCCTTGTCAAACTCCCGCAACTTCACAATCATCTGTGCTATTGGATGCTCGTTGGAGTTAAGCCACTGCTTGGTAAAAGATGGAGTGCCTGCCTTTCTCAGAAAGTCACCCTGCGCATCGTTAGTCGTAGGGTAAACAAGACCTAGCTCGTCAAAGACTTCAGCCACTGAGGCCGCGGCCCATGGCTCGATGGCTACACCAGACTGTCTCTTGATCTCATCCTTTAATTCTTTGATCTTAGACTTGAGTTGTTTCTTGGCTAACTCTGCTTTATCAAGGTCAACCCTCACACCTAACTGACGCATGTCGCACATCATAGGTATCAGGCTAGTCTCCAAGTTCCAGATACTCCAGAGATCTTGCTGCTGAAGTTCTATCTTTAATCTCTCCCACAGACGCAACGTCATCCCTGCATCCTGCTCCGCGTAACGACCAACAAACTCTGGTGGCAACTTGTACATCTCAGCCTTGGGATCGTATCCGAACTCAGCAGCAGCGGCACGAAGAAGCTTCTCGTTCTTGCGCTCGTCTAGGTAATCACGGCCCAGATTGTTTAGGCTGTAGGATAAACGGTTCTCGTCCACCACCGCACCAGTAATCATGGTATCTATAATCCGACCATCTACTTTAATGCCTTCTGCACGTAGCCAACCCAAATCATAGGTAGCATTGTGCATGATCTTATCTATGTGAGGCGTAGCCATCTGTCTCTGTAGCCACTTGAGAGCGATCCTAGCGTCCATGTTGTGTCCGTTGGCATGTCGTATAGGAAAATACCCTTCCCAGTCTCCTGCGGCTACTGCGATGCCCACAATGTAACCGTCCTTACGCGCCCACCCTGGTCCTAGAGTTGTTAGGTTCGGGTCACACGTCTCAAGGTCAATCGCAATCTGCTTGTACCCGGTTAGATCAGGGAACTGGGACGGAATGTTCCACGTCAGTTCCTTTCCTTGATCCATTTGTTGAGCGATGATGTAATCTTTTTCGAATATTTTATTCTGTTCGCTCATCTAACTTCCCTACAAACAAGTCTAATCTTTTTTGAATCTCAGATTCTCTGTCTGAAAACTCTGATCCTAGTGCAGAGTAACCGCACTTGTCTATCCAAGAATCCGTACTGCTCAGATCATTTAGCAATCGGGCTGTCTTCAACCAATCCATCATCAACGCCACATGCTGCGGTGTCAGATAACCCGTAGTGCTATGAGCTTCTTTGACTATGATGTTCCATCCGTCTGCAATGCGCATGAAGTTATCGTATGCATCACCATACTCCTTGGCTCTGGGACCGTTAATGTACTCTTCCGCAGTAGATAAAACCTTATCTCTTTTCATATCATGTACCTGTATGTTTTGTTGGATTCTATTAGGTAAAGGTTCTGCTTTGCCCTCGTTACTGCCACATAGAATACTCTGTGTTCATCCTCTGGATGCTTGCCCTCAACGCAGTTTCTGGTGGACCCCAGGTATACTGCTACGTTGTCATCTTCTCCCCCCTTCATTGCGTGTATTGTAGATAGTTTAATCCGCGGTGGTTTATAGATGCTCTCTCCCCGACGCTCGATGGCTCGTATGTAAATCTTCTCTGCCTCTGACAGGCGCACGATATCCATTGGCTCAGTGTCTTTGGGTGCCAACATCCCATAACTCCTAGCCAAGACCTCATAAGTAAGCAGTTCTTCTGGCTCCGCAGCGTCCAAGAGTTTTGTAGATCCTCTCCTGACTACCGCATCCTTGCCCATCTTTGGTACTGCCTCGTAAAGACTCTTAACTCTGCTAATTCCTATGGCCTCTCCTGCACTCAGTTCTTCCCAAGTTTCCATCGCCTCCAGTTTCCTCTGGTCTACAGAACTTTTTCCCTTGCGTGAAAAGTAATACTTCTCCTTCTCCAATCTCTCAGCGATTTGATCCACAAAACTATTTGTCCGCGCCATGATAGTCCATGATCCTTCGTGCAAGGGAAGACTACCCAGATTGCCGACCACTGAAACCCTGCCCTCCTCCTCACGAGGAAAGAACTCCTTGTCTAATCTGTTTGGTATTCTGCCAGAGATACTCATGGCAAGCTCCCAGACGCTACGTGGTAAGCGATAAGACTGGTTGAGGACTTCCACATTGTCAGAAGCGTTAATGAACCTACGCACGTCTACAGAAGTCCAACGGTGTATAGCCTGATCGTCATCCCCGGCTATCAATACCTGCTCCGCTGACTCTGCCATTTTTTCTACCATAGTCCATTGCAGTGGAGTCAAGTCTTGTGCCTCATCCACAATCAACAAATCTAAACTAGGCGGCTCACCAATCTCAACGTACTGGTAAATCATGTCTGTAAAATCTACCTTACTGTTCTTCGACTTGTACTCTGTTAACTGCCTCTGGACCTGCACAAGCTTGGAATAATGAAGACTGTAATCTTCCTCGTAGTTGTACTCAAAGTCTAACGTGGATTCACGCATCACAGAACGCATCACTAGCTGTAGATACTTGGCTCCTGATCCCCCAATAGCAGGGATAGATATACCGTCATGAACTGAGGTACGATCCGCACCGTCAAAGTCCACTGCCAACATACGACCTAGAGTTTTATAGTCCTCGCGTGACATAACATCCGTAGTCTTCAACCCCAAACCATGGTAACCCGTAGCATGTAAAGTTCTGAAATGTGGGAAGTCATTCTTTGTCAGGTTAAACTTGGCACAAGCTCTGTCTACAAACTCACTGATAGCCTTAGTCGTAAACGATACCACACCAATACGTGAAGGATGCACTCCCTCTTGCAGTTTCTCTTCCACCTTCTCTATCAAAGTGTAAGTCTTACCGCACCCTGGTGGACCAAGAATTAAAGTCGAGTTAGGTATCACGACGCTTCTCCAACCATGACTCAATCTCATCACGGTCCCACCGACTAGCAGCGCGTTGAGCGTCTGCGTTGCCTAGCTTGTAAGGTTTGGGGAAGTCACCGTCTCCAACCCACTTGTATATGGCGGATTCAGATACACCTAGCCAAACCGCCACGTCCTTGGCTCTCATCATCTTAGAAAGGGATGTCATCTTTTTCAATCTCCTGTATTGGCAAGTCTACATCTTGGTTCTCAAACGCAGGAACCCACCAGACTCTTATCGTGGTCCTACTTCCATCTGCTTTGGTTATGTTTTTCTTTCCATGACAGTTCTTGTTGCCGTTCATCTGCCTCAACAACTCTTGGATCTGTGCCCTAGTATAAACATTGAAACGTCTAATGCTTAGAAACTCATCCAGACCTGACATCTTGAAGGAGGTGTACCCTTGGTTGTCTGTCCATGGCTTCCCCTGCAATAATTCTTCTGGATGCATAGCCCTGATGTGGCTAGTACAGTACTCCTCTAACAATGCTTTGAACTGACCTGTCATGGTTAGCTCCTCTGGCACTGACTGCTGTACTCCCTCTTTCATCAGAACTTGTAGATGTTGCTGCCACTTTTTAGCTGGGACTATCGGAGGCACAACTGTCGCTTGCTCCATACACGCACGTTGAAACAACTGCTGGTTCTGCAACTGCTCAGTGCTAAGTTGAATCCTGGCTCCTGACACAGTGAGAAAATATAGCCGGGGTTCGGACAGGATGATCTGCAAGTTACCAGACTCTACCATCTCTGGACCAGAAGTACCCACTCCAAACTTCATAGTCATACACAACTCTTTGTCACAAAAACTTTTGAACGGTTGCTGCTCACAGGTATAAAAATACTCGTTTTTCTTCTTCTCTAAACTTTGCTGCAATCCCATGATTTCTTTGGCTTCCAAAGGAGGAGAACACAACGCTTGATTAAATGTCTCCATCTCTGCTTTCCAGTTGTCTGGATGCTTCTGTATGCAGTAGATACCTATGTTGTACATCTTCTTGTTTCGGTCTTCCCCGGTTGCCCCCTCAGAAAACAAATGCTGTAGGCATGGAGGTCCATCCTTGAAATGCTTACGAGGCTTCTTGACCCGCATGTTCTCCAAGAACCCCACCGTTGTCCGCGTCTCTTCAATGGTATCCAAGAACTCTTCTAGTTCCATAGACTCCACGTTCTTATTGAAGCAGTAGCGTTGCGGTAGATCCGCATCAAAGTATGGCAGGTTTAGAAAATTTCCTACGTCACCTCGATCCGCCAGGATCTTATCTTGCTTTGGGAATATCTCACAACCACTGTGCCCAAGGGCAACAGCCATCTCTAGTAAATATTCTCGGACCACCTTGGCTTGCTCGTACTCTTCAATAAAC